CAACCCAGACAAGAAAGCAGAGTTCGTCAAACTTGAAGGACTTGTTAAGAATAAAAAAGATTTGGGTGCTACCCAGGCAGAAAACCGCAAGGATCGTGATACATTACTAGTAGCATCGCAGTTGTTGAAAGACAACGGGATCAAGACTAGGATCATCAAGACCTATCTCCCAGCGATGAACCAACTCATCAATCAGTATCTTCAGCGCATGGACTTCTATGTGAACTTCACGCTGAACGAGAACTTTGAAGAGATTATCAAGTCCCGCTACCGAGATGTGTTTTCATATGATAGTTTCAGCGAAGGAGAGAAATCTCGTATTGATATTGCTCTGCTGCTTACTTGGAGAAGTATTGCTAAGCTCAAGAATTCTGTGGATACTAACCTTCTTATCCTAGATGAGATCTTTGATAGTTCACTAGATCAACAGGGTGGTATGGATCTCAGTTGGATCCTTCGCAACTTTGATGATAACTCTAATGTGTATGTCATTTCTCACAGAGAAAACTTAGATGGTAAGTTTGACAGAACTATTACAGCGGTGAAGGAAAAGAACTTCTCCGTCATCCAGGAGACAGTTTCGGAACTGGACTAGGGGTGCCTTCGGGCACCCTTTTTTGCGTATATACTAATGGCATCAACGCAAGAGAAGCATGTCATCCCAGGAGATCAAAGGAAACCTCGCCCGCCTGCTCGCTACCGAAAACCTCATTGTAGAGCACCGCAAGGTCCCTACAGCGTCCTTTGACGTTGATCGCCGTGTGCTGACCCTGCCTAACTGGGACCGCGCTTCTAGCGTCGTCTATGATATGCTGGTGGGTCATGAGGTGGGTCATGCTCTCTTCACTCCTAACGAAGACTGGACTGCTGAGCATGATTGTCCTAAGGACTTCATCAATGTGATTGAGGATGCTCGTATTGAGAAGCTGATGAAGCGTAAGTATCCTGGTCTGCGTAAATCTTTTGCTGGTGGTTACAAAGAACTGAATGATGCTGACTTCTTTGGTATTGAGGGTGAGGACTTTGATACCTTCAGTCTGATTGATCGTATCAATCTTCACTTCAAGATTGGTGCTAGTGCCATGATCCCGTTCTCTATTGAAGAACAGGTGTTTGTTGCTCGCACTGATGTTGCTGAGACTTTTGAAGAAGTCTGTGAGATTGCTGTTGATGTTTACAACTTCAGCAAGAATGAGAAAGAACAGGAGAAAGCACCTGAGGAAATGCAACCCCAACAATCCACTCAAGGTGGGGGTGGTTCCACTCAAGAAGGGGGTGAGCAGCAAGAGAATGCCAACGACAATGCCAACGAAGAAGATAATGCCAATGAAGATGCCCCCGTTGGCAATCAGTCTTCTCAGAAGCAAGAAGGTGGTGAAGAGATGGGCGATGAACCTGGCGAAGAAGGTTCTGAAACTCAGAGCAACTTTGATCGTGCTGCTGAGAAACTGACCGATCGTTTTGCTACCAATCCTGTGTATGTTGAGATCCCTGATAGTGTGGATCTCCCCACCTATGTTGCTGACTGGACTGAAGTTCATGACTGGATTGATGAGCAACGCGAAGTCTTCCTTGCTGGTGGTGAGAGCATTGATCGCTCTGATCGTTATGATCAAGTAGATAAATCTTACATGGAGTTTCGTAAGCAATCGCAGAAAGAGGTAAGCTATCTTGTTAAAGAGTTTGAGTGCCGTAAGTCTGCTGACGCTTACGCTCGTGCTGGTCAATCTAAAACTGGTGTTCTTGATACTACTAAGTTACATACTTATAAGTATAATGATGACATCTTCAAGAAAGTAACTGTGCTGCCTGATGGCAAGAACCATGGTCTGTTGTTCCTGCTTGACTGGTCTGGTTCTATGCAGCGTGAGATCCTGGCGACTGTCAAACAACTGCTGAACCTCACCGCTTTCTGTAAGAAAGTCCAGATCCCGTTTGAGGTGTATGCTTTCACTAACGAATACTATGCTGTTCGTCGTGCTAAAGAAGGTAAGGACGAATACATTTCTAACGAGGAATACTTCTCTAAGAAGAACTGCGAAGAAGGTAAGATCTTCCTTCAGAAAGATATGTTCCACCTGATGAACATGGTTTCTTCTCGCTCTAACTCTAAGGACTATGAGCGCCAGTGCCTGAACCTGTATCGTGAGGCATATGCTTACTGCCATTGCGTTGGTTATCCCACTAGTGCTGGTATCGGTCTCTCTGGCACTCCCCTGAACGAAGGTATCGTGATGCTCAACTACATCATTCCCCAGTTCAAGAAACAGAATGATCTTCAGAAGGTCAATGTTTGTATCTTGACTGATGGTGAAGCATGTCAGTCTTCCTATGGTCGTAAGATCTATGATGACTATAAGGATGCTAGTTTTATTCGTCCTCGTCGTCTTGATTACAACACTATCCTGCGTGATCGCAGCACTGGACGTGTTTATTCCACCAACAATCACTGGGAGATGACTAACACTTTCATTCAGCAACTGAAAGATCGTAATGCTGGTGTGAATGTTCTTGGGTTCCGTATCATGGGTGGCAGCGGTCTGTCTAACTTTGTTTCCACCTATGCCAGCATCGCTCACTATGATCAAGTTCAGAAGCAGTGGAAGAAAGACAAGTCTGCTGTCATCCCTTTCCCTAAGAGCTACACTGCTCTCTATGCGATTAGTAACAACGCTATTGACGAGGAGGTTGAGTTCAATGTAGAGTGTGGTGCCAAGAAAGGTGAGATCTCTCGTGCCTTCAAGAAGATGCTAGGGTCTAAGTCCACCAACAAAAAACTTCTCAATTCTTTTGTGGAATATATCGCATGAACATTTTTGTCACACATCCGTTCCCTGCTGAAAGTGCCATCTGTCTTCCAGATAAACATGTTGTCAAAATGCCTCTTGAGTGTTGCCAAATGCTTTCAATTGTTGCATCTGAATGGTATCATAATTATGGATCCATACACAAAACAGACGGCACTCCCTATAATACTGTCAAAGGTGCATTCCGAAATCATCCATGCACAAAATGGGCAGCGCAATCTATCGACAACGCATACTGGTTGATCAAGTGGGGTCTGAACCTATGTGATGAATACACCCTACGTTACAACAAAACACATGCTTGTGAGAACACTTTGATCCAAGCATACTATCTTTTTCCTAAAGGTAAACTAAATCAGGTAACTCCCTTTGCTCGTGCTATGCCTGACGAGTATAAACTTGACACAAGTATTACAACATTTGACGCATACAAGATGTATATCGCATCCAAACCATGGGTTGCTGATAACTATTTGCGTGTGCCAGCTCGCAAACCAGAATGGGTATGACTTATACTAAAGGAGATATTTTCCTCCACAAATACACACACAAGTTATACATTTATGATGGGGAGGTGTGGCGCGAAATTGTCCCGAGTTCTTACTTGGGCGACCAGTTGCGAGACTGTCCACCCACCCCATGACACCACCACCTTTTGCCCTATAATAACTACATCAACGCAAGACACCAATGCCTGCCAAGTCCGACCTGACCACTCCCCAACTCACTTCTTATCTGTCTGAGACCTATGGTAACGACATCAATGCTGATGCTGTGCGTTCTGCTGCAGATCACTTTGGAGTTACGTATGCGACTGCGGTGAAGCGTCTGCGTGATTTCTATGTTCGCCGTGGCACTTGGAACCTGACTGTTGCTGAGAAACTGGAGCAGACCTATCAAGCGCCTGCTGCTGTTCCTGTTACCGAGCGGGAAGATCAGGACCTTGTTCCTAGCAAAGATGACAATTATGTCCCGTTCGGGAACTTTGCTGATGTGAAGAAGATCATCCAATCTGGCATTTTCTATCCCACTTTCATCACTGGTCTGTCTGGTAACGGCAAAACTTTCTCTGTTGAGCAAGCATGTGCCCAACTAAATAGGGAGTTGATTCGCGTCAATATCACTATTGAAACTGACGAGGATGATCTTATTGGTGGGTTCCGTCTTGTTAATGGCGAAACTGTCTGGCACAATGGACCCGTCGTGGAGGCTCTTTCACGCGGAGCTGTGCTGCTTCTAGACGAGGTTGACCTGGCATCCAATAAGATCCTGTGTCTGCAATCTATCCTTGAGGGTAAGGGTATCTTCCTGAAGAAGATTGGTAAGTATATCCAACCTGCTGCTGGTTTCAATGTGATTGCTACTGCCAACACCAAGGGCAAGGGCAGCGATGACGGACGCTTCATCGGCACTAATGTTCTCAACGAAGCATTCCTTGAGCGTTTTGCTTTGACCTTTGAGCAGGAGTATCCTACCCCTGCCGTTGAAAGCAAGATCCTGAGGAAGGTTGCTATGTCTCTTGCTGTTGCTGATCATGACTTCTGCGAGAACCTTGCCAACTGGGCAGACATTATCCGTAAGACCTTCAAGGATGGTGGTATTGATGAAGTGATCTCCACCCGTCGCCTCGTTCATATCATGCGAGCCTTTGCTATCTGGGGTGACCGTATGAAGGCGATCAAGGTTTGTGTGAACCGTTTCGATGATGAGACCAAGCAATCGTTCATCGAACTCTATGATAAAATTGATGCTGATGTTCAACAGGAGGAAGACAATGCCGCAGCTCCGTTCTGATAAATTCCACGGTTATGTGGATCATCTTGCCACTCTTGACAGTGGCAAGACTGTAAAGATCCTAGGTGGCGAGGGTCTTAAGTTGTTTGTCAAAGATCTTGACGGCAACGTTCAAGAATGCTACCATAGTAATATTCGACTTATCTGGGACAAGTGAATGCCTTACAAATACAATGAAGATGCTCTGTTGACAGAGCTGCGTGATTACATTACTGGAACCTATGGACAACACTACTCTGCTGGCAACGACAGCATTCAAACGTTAGATTTGATTGAAGCATGTGGTGACGCTGAGGCATTCTGCCGAAGCAACATCCTCAAGTATGCTTCTCGCTACGACAAGAAAGGATCTGCCCGTCGTGATATCATTAAGATCCTTCACTATGGTCTTCTGCTTCTTCACTTCAACGACAAAACTGCCACCCTTGAAACTTACAATCAATGAGCAAAGTTATCCTTTCCAAAAAGACCCTCGATGTCCTCAAGAACTTCTCCACGATCAATTCGTCGATTGTATTCCGTAAAGGTTCCACAGTCCGAACAATTTCTAATGCTGAAAACATCCTCGCAAAGTTTACTGGCGAGGAAGTATTTCCTAATGACTTCGCTATCTATGATCTTAGTCAGTTCCTTTCTGGGATCTCTCTGTTTAGCGACCCTCAGCTTGAGTTTGACAACGAAAGTTTTGTCAACATCCGTGGCGGTCGTCAGTCTGCTCGTTACTACTTTTCTGATCCAGAGATTACGCTCAAGTCTGCTCCAGAGAAAAATGTAAAGTTTCCTGGTGCTGATCTCCAGTTCAATCTGACTGGCGAAGATCTTATTGCTCTCCAGAAAGCATCTGCTGTCTATAGTCTGCCTGATCTGACCTTCCAATCTGAAGAAGGTTCTAACGAAATCAAACTCATCCTCCGCGACAAAGAGAATGATACCAGCAATACTTATGATCTCACCGTGGCAGGTTGCACTACTGGCACCTATTCTCTTGATGTTAAGATTGAGAACATTCGTTTGCTCCCTGGCGACTACAATGTCAAAGTCTCCAAGCATCTGATCTCTGAATGGACCAACCAATCTGTCGATCTCACCTATTACATTGCTCTTGAACCCTGATGAAACACATTCTCTTTACACTTAAAGAGTGTAACAAATCGTTCTTAGATGACGAAAGGTTTGTAAGGGATGTTGTTTACCAGGCATCAGTCAAATGTAAATCAACTTTATTGGCACTCAACTCACACAAGTTTGAACCTCAGGGTGTCACTTGTGTGGCAATGCTTGCTGAAAGTCATATCAGCATTCACACTTGGCCAGAGTTGGGCATGGCAGTGTGCGACATTTTCACCTGTGGGGATCACACGAAACCCAAGGAAGGTGTAAAATACATGAAGATGATGCTTGACGCACAAAGCATCGTTAGTAAATCATTTACGCGACCTTTGGAATGAGACTGCACAAAGTTTTCTATGTCCCAATATTTACTTTTAAGTTTGATAAACATTCTTCTTATCAGTTTCCAGACATAGAAAAACAAGACAGTCGTCCTAGGGGGTGGACTACTCCAGTCAACTCTACGTTTCCTGTTATACCAGACAATGATCTTCTTGTTCCTTCTTCTGTTAGGAACAGCATGATAAAAGATCTAAAAGAGCAGATCAGAAAACTTTTCTATATGCATGGCATACCTGATAAGTTTGATTTTGTAGATTTTTGGTATAATTCATATCACGATAATCAAGGACAAGAACCACATACACATCTTACTGGGTGTATGTCTCTAACTCCTTACTGGTGTGGCATCTATTACAATAAAGGATTTACGCCTACTACATTCTTTAGACCAGACTCAAACAACAAATTACATCAGTTTCCTTACAATGGAGATGAGTTTAGAGAATACTTTGCTGACACACTGCAACCAAATTTATCTGATGGTGATGTAATTTTATTTCCCCCTTATCTAAAGCACTGTGTTGACTTGACAACTAGTGCTAATATGAGATTGACCTTTTCCTTTAACCTACAATTACATAATGAGCAAAGAGTTTCTTTGGGTTGAGAAATACCGCCCCAACATTGTTGAAGATTGTATCCTCCCTGCAAGCACTAAGGAAGTGTTTCAGGGTTTTGTCAACCAGGGGGAGCTCCCTAACCTGCTGCTGACGGGCACTGCAGGCGTTGGCAAGACCACCATTGCTAAGGCGATGTGTGAGGAGATCGGTGCATCCTATATCGTCATCAACGGGTCCGACGAGGGTCGTTTCTTGGACACGGTGAGGAACCG